TTAACTGTGAGCATGCGGTGTGCCTTATTGAAGGTGATGATGGCATTGCCGCTTATACTGGTCCCTTGATTCCTGATGCTTTTTATGAGCAATTGGGCTTTACCATTAAGATTATTTATCATAGTACTTTGAATACTGCAAGTTTTTGCGGGCAAGTGTTTGATTTTGAGACGTATACTATTGTTGCGGATCCCATTAAAGTTTTGTTGAATTTTTCGTGGGCCCATCCTCAGTATATGAATTGTCGTCCTAAAAAGATTATGGGGCTTTTGCGTTGCAAGGCTCTTAGTCTTTTATACCAATATCCTGGTTGTCCTGTTTTACAGTCTTTTGCGGTTGCGGTTCTCCGTTTAACCAAAGAAGTGTTGTGTGTGCGGGATTTAACCTTGGATGCTTGGCATCGCGATATTCAGTCTGCGGCCATTGACCGAGATTATCGTCACTTGTTGCATACTCGAAAAGTGGCACTTAGTACTCGACAGGTTATGGCGGATGTGTTTCGCATTTCTGTCATTGATCAGATTATTTTGGAAAACTACTTTACCTCTTTAACTAAGGTTGAACCGCTGTGGCACCCCGTTTTGTTAACTTACATAGCTGATGTATGTTTTGATTTTGATCGACATTACACTACGGATCGGGAACATTTAAATTTAGATTATTGTGTTTATGGTGCCATAAGTGATTCTTTGCAAGCTTTGATTAATGTCATCGAAAACGAAGAAAGGTAAAGGTAAAGGTCGTGGGATGAAATCCAAAGGTGCGACTATCCCGCCTAAAGCTATGAAGCGCGTCGCTAAGCAGATGAAACGGGGGGCGAAAAAAGGTTTTAACTCCGTTAATTTTGGTGGTGATGTTGGTTCGTTGTTTGGGCCTGTTGGTCGCAAACTTGGCATGCACGCTGGACGTATGTTCCGTGCTATTACTGGCATTGGTGATTATAAGATTGGAAAAAATTCTGTCTTGAAAACTGACTCTTTGCCGCAATTTTTGAATGGCCGGCGTGGCACGATTATTGCGCATCGAGAATATTTGGGGGATGTTATCACGTCGCCTACTGCGGCGTTGTTTAAGATTACAACGTTCCCCATACAACCTGCACTCCTCGGTACTTTTCCATGGCTAGCCAATATAGCGGAAAATTACGATGAGTATACTATCGAAGGGATGGTGTTTGAGTTCAAGTCGAACTCTTCTAATGCGTTGAACTCTATTAATACGGCGTTGGGTACCGTTATTATGACTACGCAATATAATGTTTTGGCTCCACCGTTTACTAATAAGTTACAAATGGAGCAGTATGAGTTCACGTGTACAGCGAAGCCCTCTGTTAGCTTCCTGCACCCCATCGAGTGTGCCCGTATTGAAACGCCTACTTCTGTTCTTTCAACTCGGAACGGATCGGCGCCTGGAGATTTAAGGCTGTATGATTGGGGCAATTTTAATATTGCAACAGTCGGTCAGCAGGGCACTTCTGTTAATATTGGGAGTTATGGGTTACTTATGACATCAAATTGATGAAGCCAAAGCAAGGCGCTATTGTTGATGTTCAGGACCACTATAAGACGTTAGATCCTGCTCTTTTGGGCACAATTCGTCAAGGTGGTCCTTCGTATTTTGGCATTGTTGGCTCTGAGCCTACTTTGTCTACTACCTCTGATTTGGGTACTTTCCTTTCGGCGAGCCCTCTTAATGGTACTAATTTGGATACAATTAATTTTCCTAGTACTTATTATGGTAATGTCAGTATTACAATTTGTTGGTATGTTATACCTGTTGTAACCCTTGGTTCCGTTCCCAACTTGCCTGTGACTTACACTTACAATGTGGCTGGTGGTTTAGCTACCCCCCTCAATATTGTTAGTGTGGGCTACAATAACTTGTTGGGTCCTACTGGGACCACTATGGTTGAAAACACGCAGAATGGAGCTTCGCTCGTTCTGTATCTAAACATTGCGGGTGGTGA